CGTTGAACACCATCACTTACTTTTACTTCTTGTCCTTTAGTACTAAACATAACTACTGTTTTATTTATTAAAATTTTTAGTTTTCAAAATCTATAATTGCTTGTCTCACCACTTCAAGACTGTTTGGAATTTCCACTTCGTCAAACATTCCTTTTGGTGATTTACAAGTGTTATCTCCATTATTTTGGGTTTCAAAGATATAAGAAAGTTGTTTTGTTTCTTTATCTTTTTTAACTTTTCCAAATAAAACAATAGAGAATAATCCTTCAAGAGTGAGTGCATTGTCGATCATTTTGCCTACGGTCTTTGCTTTCACTCTTCTTTTCCCATCCATATCAACAGATTCCTCTGCGTGGGTAAGAAAATACACCTGAAGATCTTCTCTAAGATCTTTAGGAAAACGTGCCACTTTTGCTAAATTAGATGCGATAGAAGTGAACTTATCGTACCCTTTCTCATTAGATTTATCAAAATACTCAAATGCAGACATATACTGCATATCATCTACAACAACAGTCTTTATTTCTGGACGTTTTTCATGAACATATTTTAGACATGCTAAAATCTGATCTGGGTTTGCTGTATTGTAAAGATTACCATTAGGGTTTTCTTTACTCCACACTGAGTACTTTGACTTCCATCCTTTAAATGGAAGTGGTTTACTACTGACATTTATAATAAATGTCTCTTTTGAATTTAAGCTTTCGATACTGGTTGATTTTCCTGAACCAGACTCAGCTACTACAAGAATGCTTGTTGCCATTAATAAAGGGGTTTATTGTTAATAAGATCATTTAACCATTGTTTGTTACTCACTGGTTTATTTGTATGAATTGCATAAAAATCTCTTATTGTCATTTCACTATAAGGAGCGTCATCTATTATAGGAACATAAACAGGAGGAGGAGGTGGTGGAGGAATAATAAAATTTTCCTTTTCTACTTCCTTTACTTTTTTATCTTCATCAACAACTTCCTTAGAGCAAAATACTAATTTTTTATCAGATTTTTCCTTTTTATTTTCTGCATAAACATCTTCAACATTATCTATTGAGTCTGCTTTTGTTAACGCAGCAGAGTAAGGATTAACAATTCTAAGATCATCTAATGGAACATAATAAGATCCGTTTGGGTTCATTTCATACTCTTCTTCGTAATATTTTGAAGCGGGAACACGATAAACTGTTCTTTCATCTGGAAATGTTTCTGATCCACGTTTTATTAATTCAAAAAATATTCCTTTTTGTTTTTTAAACTCCGATGGATAAATTCCAACAACTGTTCTCCCATTAGGGTCAGTAAATTCAGTCTTCACTGTAAAATCATCAAATGGAATCCCAAGATCTTCAATAAGATCACGATGATGAATTCTCGCTTCTGCTTGTTTCTTGTTTCTCCAAATTAAATAGTTCATAATTATGGTTTATATTTTCTTTGAAATGTAGGAGCAGTTCCTTGTAATGGTTCAGGTTGTTCAAAAAACTTCTGAACTGGACCATCCATTCTTAAAAACAAAATTGACTCATCTTGGGAACCATTTCTTGCTTTAAGAATGTGTAAAAACACATCAGTTTTTCCTGCAATATAATTTTTAGGTCCATAAGTCGGAATATCCAACACCCACGGTCTACTAAGAGCAAATACCATGTCAGAAGACTGTTGTAATGCATCACCACCAAATAAATCACTGGTACTTGGGTAGTTTACAATAGATCCTGGAAGTCTGCGTGCTGGTTCTTCTAATGTACGATTTAATTGAGAAACTACAAAAATTATTACAGGGAGCTCATTTTTCACTCTAATTAAAGTGTCTGCTGTATTATAAAGAGTGTTAATCTTTTCTTTTTCATCAGGAGACTTTTTAACTAACCAACTGTGGTCTATTGTTACGATTAATGGTTTACTACCCATATCAACATAATGATGCTTAATTGCTTTCTCTATATCTAAATGAGTGAGTGGGGTTCCAATTAACTTTCTTAATATACCTTTTTTCTCTAATATTTCAGTATCATCATGATATTGGATTAATTGATTAAATATAAAGTCATCAATTTTTGTATGAGCACTTAATATTACATTATAATCTTTTGCAACTTCTGCAGCGTATTGTCTTGCTGCATATTGCTTGTCGTCCATTTCAAATTGAAATTCTAAAATATTAAAATCTTGATCTGGATTATATATATGAGAGTCTTTTAATAATTGACTCACCCACATTGTTTTTCCAGATGATGGTCTTGCAGCGATTGTTACTAACGATCCCCACTCGATACCATTAATACCTGCTAAATTAACCCCTGTCCATGGAGTTTTAAAAGATTTAATTCTACCTTTTCTTCTGTCGTCTATATATTTAAGACCCTTTTTTAAGACATCAGAATACTTTTTTGCGTAATATGCATTACTCTCTCCTATCATTTTCTATAAATTTAGATGCTAAAATTAGCTCTATTTTAAAAATTGTTATAATTAATATTTCTATAATAATATATTTCCATAAAGGCAGTTCTACTATTAATTTATCAATTATTGTCCAACTTAAAATACTAAAAAGTATTCCTATTATTATTTTATTTAATACTTTCATAAGGTTAAATCATCTCCATTTTCTATTAATTGTTCACAAAAATCTGCTAATTTAGATTTTATGTCTTTACCAATTTGGTCTGTTTTCTTAATAAAATAACTGCTTGTCATCATAAAATTATACTTTGGAGTGGTTTTTTCATGAAGTGCGATATAATATCTTGTTGCATCAATTACCAGATCCCAATCATATTCTGGGTATTCTTTAAAAAACCAAATAAATCGTTTTGTCAACTCTTTAGTTGATTGTCTTGGTAATTGACCTGAATGAATATACTTGTCTTTTGGAAACAATTCTCTATACTCATTAACTCTTTCTAAAAACTTTTCTCCTAAGACTTCTTTCTCAACTTTTGATTTTTTACCATCTATAAGAGTGTTAAAATGTTTTAATACAGAATGTGCAACAGATGTCAACTCATTGGTCTTATCATCAATAAGTCCACAATATTTAAGCATTGTTATTTCGTCATTAAGTTTTAAAAATGTTCCACATGGAACAATTTTGTTTTCAAAACAACTGATAATATATAACTGGTTTGGAGATATATTAAATTTTAAACATGTGTCAAATGTTTCTAAACTCATACTGTTTCTTTTTCTTCTAATTCTTGATTTAATATTAACTCTCCTGTTGTGATATAGTCTACAATAGCTTTATATCTTAATTGAAAACCTTCTCCTTGTTGAATTAATGCTTTAAATTGTTCAATAGCATAAACAACAGTACTGTGGTCACGATTTAAAAATCTTCCCGTAGCAGTAGTTGTATATCCAATCTTTTTAGCAAGATAACAAAAAATAAATCGTAATTCTACAATTTCTCGATATCTCGATTTCTTAGCAAGTGGAACAATTTTATTACCAATTTTAGGTAAAAATGGTTCAAAATACTTAGTCAATTCTTCAAGACTCATAAAATTAATAGGAGCATCAAATTTAGAAAGTTTTGATATCACTTCTGGGTAATAACCCACTTTTTTATGAAAATCCTTTTTAAAATCATCAATTAGTCTTTTTTCGACTAAATTCATTCTAAAACTCATATATATTTTTTAAAGGGTTGCAAATTTAAGGGTTTTTATTTAATATTTGGTACTTTTTTAAAATTTTTGTATATTATAATGTAGATATAAACTACATTTTTATGACAAAAAGATATTTTGCTTATACCGATTCTTTGGGATTTCCTGTCCCTGGGACAATGTTTGGTAGTAATAGCGCTGTATGCAAGTGTGATGTCGTTGAATTACTTCAATGTGATAAACTCACCGTAGACGCAAGTACACAAGATGTGAGTACAATTGTTCGCAGAAAACACCCTAAAAAACTTAGATTTTTCTATAAAATTAAGTGCACTGGTGGTCCTGCTGTACCAAACAGTCTCATAGCTGCTATAAAACATCCTGGAAAAGGATATATTGAAGTTATTTCAACCAAATGTTGTTAATTATGAAAAAAATCTCCACGTCTATTGTCATTGGTGCTATTATTTTAGCATTAGTAGGCATGTTTATGATCGCTATTGAAAAGCGAAACTCTTCTGTTTCTGATAAATTTGAAGCAAGACAAGACAGTCTTATTAAAATT